GACGTGGTGCAGCGTCTCGACTGCACCACGCTTTGTCGCCTTTGGGGGGGCGGCATCGACCCACCGACGCTTAGCCACTGTATGTGAACCGGACAGCGTGGGGGTAATCTTCGACGGCGTCGGACACGCTGTCGTACTGCTCCACATAGCAAACGAGGCCGCCGTCGCAGTGTGGGCAGTCGCTTGACGTGTATCGGTCAACACTGACACGGGTGTAAGTGTGGCCGAGGGCGTTGCAGTCTTTGCAGGGAACGTAAATTTTGATGTCCATTTTCGGACCTCCGTTTTTGAGTTGCTTCTACCTCAAAAGCCCCTGCGACCGAATCGTTAGGGGCTGGTGAGATATGAGGTGAAACTTAGAATGGAATAGGATTTTTGTTGAACTTATAATCCGGTCCGCCGCGAGCCTCCATTGCGTCCATAGCGGCGTCGAGATTCAAATAAGCATAATATTCTTCTTCAGCCTCAAGCGTAGCCAAGCACTCGACATCACCGCCATAAGCCTCAGAAACATAATCGTACTGAGCGTTAAGCTGATAATCACACTCTTCTTGATAAGCTGCATAATCCATTTTCTATCTCCGTTTGGTGTCGGGCGTTTTTGCCCTTCACAATATATAATTCTATCAGTTGCTGATTGCAACCCCCTTTTTTAAATTATTTTCAAGTGGCCCACTGGCCCATGATTGGCCCGCCTAACGGGCTAGCTGGGTGGGCCGTTGACAAAAAGATTAAGGCCCGCCATTTTCATGGACGAGCCCTAGTCTTTAATCCGTTGTGCAATCTGCGCGATGGGCTGACGTTGCTGCGTCAGAGGCTAGGTTAACGAGAGAAGGAATTAACCATGCCTACAAATGTTATAGCTGCCGATGTCGGCCTTATCAAGACGGCGTTGTCCGTAGCTAAGTCGTATCCCGTGTTTCCTACATCTGACAAAGTGCCTGCGTGGTCTAACGAGGAGTTGGGCGTCGAGCGGGGGCAGGGTGGCTACAAGATAGCCACACAAGACCCAACCGAAGTGAAGCGTTTGTTCAGCCACCAGCGTGCCGCAGAGATAGCCGTGCCAATGGGCGAGATGTCTGGCCTGCTGTGCGTGGACGTCGATCTGCATAAAGACCCAGAGCTAGAAGCGTGGGTTGCCGAGAACGACTGGATGGCGAACACGCTGACACACAAGACACGATCCGGCGGCCTACACTTCTTCTTTCGCCACGAGCCGGGGGTCTTCTGGCCTTCGACGTTGCGAGAGGGTGTCGATGTCAAGGCTGGCGGGAACGGCTACGTGTGTTGGCCCGGTACGCCGGGGTACTCGGTTCTTGTCGATGCAGAGCCTGCCGTATTTCCGTTTGACGTGCTGGAGAAAATTATGATGGCGCGTGGTGGCACGGGGCTGTTGTCAGGACCGGACGCTTATAACAACGCCACAGACGACGAGCTTATGACGCGCATACAGGAGGCCACAGACCTGTACCCGTCGCTACGTAGCCTGTCTATGAGGATGGCGTCTAGTCGGATTAGCCCCGATGAGACGATTGCCACGCTAAAAGCGATAATGGATATGTCGGTCGCCTCTGATCCAGACCACCCGCGACACCTAGACTGGGTGGACCGCCGCAGCAAGATCGAGCATCTGGTTGTGACCGCCGTTGAAAAGGCTGGTGCAGTGTTCTCGGTGGACGACGACTTTGCGCGGGCGTTGGATGACGACGGGCCGTCGTTCCTAGACACGCAGCGTATGTTGGCGGCATCGTCCCGCCCTATCGGTCCGCAGCAGGCCCCGACAGCCGATGAGATATCGGCGCTTGCTGCGGAGATAGAGTTAGACGAGGACGAGTTCCACTCGGTCACGCTGGGTGAGTTGCACCAGCGCACCATAAAGCCGGTCGAGTGGCTGGTGCCGGGTATCATACCAAAGATGAACAGCGGTGCGCTGGCAGGCAGCAGCAACGTGGGCAAGACACGGTGGCTGGCTTTGCTGGCTGCCTGCGTGGCCTCTGGACGCACTGACATACTAGGATGGGAGCCATGCGAGCCGACGCCCGTTCTGTACATTGCAAACGAAGAGTACGTCGAAGATTGTTTGAGGCGCATCAAGGCAGTGGCGCTGCACTATGACTTAGAGGACAGCGAGCCAATCATTGTCAGGGGTAAGGCCGTCGGCTCTTTCAAGTTGGCACAATTAAATGAGACCCGCGTGCTGGAGATTAACCGCGACAATATCTCTCGCCTCGTCGCCATGATCGACAAGGTGGGGTGTGGTTTGGTCTTATTAGACCCTTACGTCACCTTAGCGGACGCTATGGATGGCGGCGAGAACTCAAGCTCGACAGCGGAGACTGTGCGTGAGGCGCTGACCCTTGTGCAGTCGTCGCCTAAGAAGGGTGTGGCGACGATCTTTGCCCACCACACACCGAAGCAGAACAAGAAGGAAGGCTACCGGGGTGACCTAGAGGCATTGCGTGGGTCAGGCGCAATCGGTGCAGCACTGGACTTCTCGTGGACTATGGATCAGTGGACACCGCCGAAGGGCAGCGCGGACGCCGCAGCGTGGAAGCAGCATTATCTACGGCTGCGCCTCAAGCGTTTCGTTGTGGTAGACAACGCCAAGGTCAGAGAGGGGGAAGGACATCCAGCTATTGTTATGGAGTTGGTAGGTCAAGAGATGGGCGAAGGTGAGGGCAGGGACATCGGTGTCTGCCATATCTCCAGTGAGGCAGAGGCCCTCGATGCGCTGTCGGTGGCGAACGACGAGGACGCAACCTTCTCTCTGATATTGGACGAGCTTATCGACAACTTCGGTGAGGGCCGCGTGTCGGGCGTCAAAAATATATGTGACCCAATGAAGGACGTTCCCGGCTGGCCCCCATACAAGGACAAGGTACAGGGTGAGTTGGCAAAATTGTTCGAGCGGCTGTCGTCACCGACGCGGCGAGGCGACCACGAAATAACGATCCTACGCGAGGGCAAAAAGTGGCAGCTTCGGATCGTCAAAATGGAGGAATAGTTTCGGTATGTACCGAAGTACCGATACCGATACCGAGTGTAACGCATTGATATATAACAATGTTCTTTCGGTACTACCGAACGTACCGAAAGGCCGTACCGAAGGCGTTAACTTATTGGTATCGTTAGATAAAAGTGCCCTTTCGGTATTCGGTATGGCCCTCCTCCCTACGGGAGGGCTACGTTCGTACCGAAGCCCCCCTCGGGTGGGGCTTTTGGTACACAGCTTTTTGGAGGAGATGACGTGACAGCTAGAAACCGCAGACGCGGATATGAACTTGAGAAAGAGACTGTCGATTTTTGGAAAGAGCAGGGCATAGCCTGCGAGCGTGTGTTTGCCAGCGGTGCCTACAAGCGACTGGGCAAAGACTTTGAGGGCGATTTAAAATTAGACGGCACGTACGTGGTCGAATGCAAACGGCGCAAGACTGGATCGGGGTTTAAATTTTTATACAGCGCGTTGGAGCAGGACGACGCAGACCTTCTGGTTTTGCGAGCCGACAGAGAGCGCAGGCTCTACGTCATGGAGGAGGACACGGTCCTCCACTTGCTGAAACGCGCCCGATCAGAGTAAGGTGAATGCCATGCGATACTACGTTTATACACTGATTGATCCGCGTGACCTCAAGCCGTTCTATGTCGGCAAGGGCAATGCCAACCGGCGCTTCCAGCATATGAAGAAGCTGCCTGCCGATCTTGAAAAGGCAGGGGAGAAGGCACGCATCATTCGTGACATCAAAGACGCTGGCTTGAAACCTCAGTCTATTATCAATGGCTGGTACGACGAGGAGCGCGATGCCCTCGATGCGGAGCAGGCTTTGATTGAAAGCATTGGGCTTGAGAACTTGGCTAACCAAAATTTAGGGGGAGGAGGTGATCGGTCATCTAAGCGCAACCGTAACCTGACGGCGAAGCAGGAAGGTTTCGCTCGTGCCATTGTTTCTGGCTCCAACCAATCTGATGCGTACAGAGCCTGTTACAACGTAATAAATATGACGGACAAGCAAGTCCACGAAGAAGCGTCTAAGTTGCGCTCTCACCCAATGGTCTCCCAAAGAATAGATGATTTAAACAAGCCAGCGGTGCAGAAAGTGAGAGAAAATAAGGCGATAGACTTGGCCTATCTTCTCTCGCGGCTGGAAGATGCTCTCGACTTAGCGGAGCAAACCGATCAGCCGGGAGCGATGACTTCGGCGCTCAAAGAGATGTCGGTCCTGACGGAGCTACGTCCCGTCGAGAAGCGTGAGCAGACGAACATCAATGTCACCGATCTGTCGGAGCGTATCCAGCAAGGCCGCGCCCGTCTAGTCGCGATCAAGGGAGGCCGCGATGACGACGGCGCAGCATAGCTGGGGTCCGCCCCTACCGGGGGCTGGCCCGCAGCGTATCTGCGTCTGCTGCGGAGCGCGAGAGACTGCGTCTAGTCGCGACCCGCAGCACCCGGACTACGTTTGCGTCGGACCGACGGAGCTATCCGACTACAACGCGGTGTATGCCCGCAGCGAGTATGAGCCGCTGTGATGGCTCGCCTGTCCGACCTCGATCCGGTGACGCTGCTGTCCGAGTGGTCGGTGTTGCCGCCGTCCCACTACCTGTGGGACTGCGACAACACCGAGGTCACGGTGTGGGAGCATTTCATAATGCTCACGCACCCTGACCATTTGCCCGCCGTCCTGCCGCATGATGAGGAGCCGCCCCGATGGTACACAATGGCAAACAGCCCCGCCGTAGACATGGACGTCGTCCATTGATGCGGCGCGTGCGTCTCGGCATCGTCCTGCTGCCCGCTATGCTGATGCTTGGCGGCTGCGTCGTGACCGCCGTCACGACAGCCGCCAGCATCATAACCAATACGGTGCAGTCGGTGCAGATCGATCGATTGGAGGAGAAGATTGAGCGCGGACCTAAGCATTGATCTAGAGCTAGCCGACCTGATGGCCGAGTGCTACGCCGACCCGCTGCGGCATGTGCTGGTCAGCTACCCGTGGGGGTCAGGCTCGCTCGCCGGGTTCGATGGACCCGACACATGGCAGCGGGACTTCCTGACCGAACTGGGCGACGATGTGACGAAGCGAGGCTTCGACGGATCGTCGCCCGTCGCACCCATCAATTACTCAACCGCGTCGGGTCACGGTATCGGCAAGTCGGCACTGACCGCATGGCTGATCCGTTGGATCATGGACACCCGGCCCTACTCGAAAGGCATCTGCACCGCCAATACGTCAGAGCAGCTACGGACCAAGACGTGGTCCGAGCTAGCGAAGTGGCACCACCTCGGTATCACGAAGCACTGGTACACTCTGAACGCTGGCGCGGGGTCGATGAATATGTATCACAATGCCCACCGTGAGACTTGGCGGATCGACGCGCAGACTGCGAAGGTCGAGAATAGCGAGGCGTTCGCTGGCCTGCACGCAGCCAACGCAACACCGTTTTACATCTTTGATGAAGCGTCTGGTATCCCTGACAAGATATTCGAGGTCCGCGAGGGAGGGCAGACCGACGGAGAGCCGATGACGTTCGACTTCGGCAACCCGACACGAAACACGGGGCGGTTCTACGAGAACATGCAGGGCCGTTACCGACATAGGTACACCCGCCGCTACATCGATAGCCGCACCGTATCGATAACGAACAAGGGCCTGTTCGATCAGTGGATCGAGGACTACGGCATCGAGTCCGACTTCGTGAAGGTCAGGGTGCTGGGACAGTTTCCCGACGCTGGCGAGCTACAGTTCATACCGACGTCCGCCGTGCGGGACTGCGTCGGGCTGGAGGTTGTGGTGCAACCACACGATCCGCTGGTCATGGGTGTGGACGTGGCACGCTTCGGTGACGACCAGTCCGTCATCTACTACAGACAGGGCCGGGACGCCGAGAGCCAAGGTATGCACACCTACCGAGGCGTGGACACCATGACCCTAGCCGCCGAGGTTGCAAGGCACGCGGCGGAGAAACGACCCGACGCGATCTTCATAGACGGCGGCGGTGTGGGCGGCGGTGTGGTGGATCGGTGCAGGCAGCTAGCCCTCAACGTCATCGAGGTCAACTTCGGGTCGAAGGCAACGCAGAGCATGTACGCCAACATGCGGGCGCAGTGCTGGGGCAATATGAGGACGGCGATACAGGACGGCATACGGCTGCCCGACAACGACGACCTAGTGACAGACCTGACCGGGCTGGAGTACGGATTCAATACGCGCAACCAGATACAGCTTGAGAAGAAAGAGGACGCCAAGAAGCGCGGCATTGCGTCACCCGACTTGGCGGATGCCCTAGCGTTGACGTACGCGATGCCCGTTGCACCGACTAGGGTATCCTACCGAGGCGACGTAGAGCAGACACAGACCGACTACAATCCATACGACTAGACGCAAAGCGCCAGATTGTGGTATAGGCGAAGGCTATGGATGCCCTGATAATCTTTAACGCGGAGAACTTCCACCCGCTACACCGCATCATGCACAAAGATAGGCGGCATGTGTGGTGTGCGATACGCGATAGAGAGCGGGGGCATTGGGTAGGCTATGACTGGGGGCAAGGCTCGCCTCGCATAACGTGCTTGGCAAAGGACGACTACGATCTAGCCGGGTTTTATCTCAGGCACGGCTACGAAGTAATAGAGACGCACGTTAAGCGGGTCCCACCACGCGGACCATTCATGCTCAATAACTGCGTTGGGCATGTGAAGTTGTTGCTAGGTATTCGGTCGTGGGCACTGACGCCGCACCAACTGTACCGGCACTTGAAGAGAGAGAAGAAGCGCATGGGTATTTTTGACCGACTGCTAGGCTACTTTGTTATACCGGGTCTGGGTGGCGGCGCTCCCAGCCCGCCCCCACCACCTCCGCCGCCTGAGCCGCCTAAGCCAGTTGCGCGTAAGACGGACGAGTCGGTGCAGCAAGCCCGACGCGACGAGCAGCGCAGGGCACGCATTGCTGCGGGTCAGGGTGGGACCATCAAGACGCCGCTGGGCGGGGTGGGCGAAGCCACAACAACCAAAACGCTGTTGGGGCAGTAGCATGGCCCTACTAGCGACACCGGAGAACTTACACTCCCTCGCTACCATCAAAGGTAAGCGCGGGCCTATCATCCGAAGGTATAAGAAACTGGAGAGTTACCGCTCGTCGTGGCGCTCTCACTGGATGGAGATCAGTGACTATCTGGTGCCGCGACGTGGGCGCTTTCTAATCGAAGACAGCCAGAACACGCGGGGACGCAAACGCAACTCTAAGATTATTGATAGCTCGCCAACAATGGCGCTACGGACGATGGCGGCGGGGCTGATGTCTGGCATGACCAGCCCTGCGCGACCGTGGCACCGTCGTAAGGTTTCTAACGACGAGATGATGGAACGGGACGACGTGAAATTGTGGTGTTCTGAGGTTGAGCGGATCGAGCGAGCGATCTTGAACGCCTCGAATTTCTACAATGTCATGCACACCGTCTACACCGAGTTGGGTGCCTTCGGCACTGCGCCGCTCTACAGGGAGCGCAGTTTCGACACGGTTATACGCTTTCGCCCATACACCGTAGGCGAGTATGTCATTGCTGAAAATCATCTTGGCGAGGTCGATACATTAGGCCGATATTTTACTATGACCGTAAGCCAAGTTGTAGAGAAATTTGGCCTACAGCCCGACGGGACGATTGATTGGAGCGGCATAAGCGCCACAACCCACAAGCTATGGGATAGTCAGAACTACGACGAGCTTGTCCCAATTATACACATGATTGAACCGCGCCGTAACGAAGAGCGCGACATGTCTAAAAAAGACCAGCTTAACATGCCGTACCGATCTGCCTACATGGAGTACGGCGGAGATGGCGACAAACTACTGTTTGAAGGGGGGCACGCAAAACTGCCTGCCTACATCCCACGCTGGGATGTTCTGCAAGGTGACGTTTATGGCCGGTCTCCCGGCATGGACGCCCTCGGAGATATTAAGCAGTTACAGCACGAACAGAAGCGTAAGGCGCAGGCCATAGATAAAATGGTCAACCCGCCGATGGTCGCGTCGATTAATTTGCGCGGCAAGCCGACGTCAACGCTGCCGGGTAGCAATACCTACGTAGACCCAACGCAGGGCAATCAAGGTTTCCAGCCCGCGTATCAGATACAGCCACGCATACAAGAACTGGCGCTGGATATCCGCGAAGTGCAGGACCGCATCCAGCGAGGCTTCTACGCGGACCTGTTTGCCATGATGATCCAGTCGGACAGAAGACAGATGACGGCTACAGAGGTTGTAGAGAGGCACGAAGAAAAGCTAACCTTGCTCTCGCCTGTGCTACAGAGATGTAACGTAGAGTTGTTGACCCCACTTCTGGACGACGTCTTTGAGTTCGCAACGGAGGCTGGTCTCCTCCCAGAGCCTCCCGATGCGCTCGACGGGATGGATTTGGAGGTTGAATACGTTTCTCTCTTAGCACAGGCACAACAAGCCGTCGCTGCTACGACGATAGAGCGGACGATGGCCTTTGCCGGTAACCTTGTCGCTGTTAACCCGGAAGTCATGGACAACGTGGACATGGACTTCGCCGTGCGTGAATACGCCGACATCATGGGTGCCTCGCCTGAGCTAATGCGTGGGCAGGACGCAGTACAGCAACAGCGTCAAGAACGTATGCAGCAGATGCAGCAACAGCAGGCGCTGGAGCAAGGAACTCAATTGGCTCAGGGAGCCAAGGTTCTTAGTCAGGCCGACACCCAGAACCCTAACGCCTTAACTGAACTATTAGCAGCGGGGGCCGACGCGCCTCCGGGGGAGACCATGTAAATGGCTAAACGTCCCGGTCTTTACGCGAACATACACGCAAAGCGCAAACGGATAAAAGCAGGGTCTGGCGAGAAAATGCGAAAGCCCGGTTCTAAAGGAGCGCCAACAGCGAAGGCGTTCCGTAAGAGTGCCCGAACGGCCAAGAAGAAAAAGTAATGGCTGCGGCTAAGAAGAAAAAGAAAGGGGTATCCTTACGTAAAGAGCATAAGAGCAAAAAGGGCGGGCTCACAGCAAAGGGACGTAAATATTACAACCGTAAAACGGGCAGTAAATTGAAGGCACCGCAGCCAAAAGGTGGCGCACGAAAGCGAAGTTTCTGCGCTCGTATGAGTGGAGTGAAGGGACCGATGAAGGACAAGAAAGGAAAGCCAACACGTAAGGCACTCGCCCTGCGTCGTTGGAAATGTTGATGGCTATTCACGTTGTAAAGGACACCACTGACCCCGGTCAGATACAGAAGGCAGTAGATCAGGAAGAGGACAGGAAGCATGACATTGAACATATCCTATCTTCGGAGCGCGGTCGTAGATGGTTTTACGAAATTGCGTACGTCCGTTGCCACAGCACTGCGTCTAGCCATGTCCCAAATTGTTCAGACAGTACAGCGTTTAATGAGGGCGCTAGATCAGTCGGTGAGAGCCTTATTGAAGAGGCTCGCTCTAGCTGTCCTAACTTGCTTATCCAAATGCTGCAAGAAAATTATTTCGATTTGTGACAGGCGGAGCGACTGACGTGAACGAAAACACCGTCACTGATTCGCGATTTGTGTACCTGACGTGCCCTAAATGCGGGTGCGACAAACCTAAAGTATGGGTCCACGGCCACTATCAGTGCGCCAACTGTAAATGCGTAGCCGACGGCGATTGTTGCCAAGGTGAAACCAGTGGAGGAGAAACATATGGTTGAAGAAGAGCAAGTAGTTGAAGAGGCAGAGGCGACGGAGGAAGAAGCTCCAGCGCCCGAAGAGAATGTAGAAGCCGCGCCCGAGGAGAGCGAGGCTTCCGACGGAACCAAAACCCTGCTGTCGGACGACGAGGGTGACGGGACGGACGGTGTGCCCGAAGAGTACGAGTTTACACCGCCCGAGGACTTCGATCTCAGCGAGGAAGCCCAAAGCAAGGTAGAGACCTTTAAAGACGCCGCGAGGGAAATGAAACTGTCCCAAGATCAGTTTCAAGCTCTTGTGGAGTACGAAGCTCGTGCTACCGCACAGGCGCAAGTCGATCAGGCGAACGCCTATATAAGCCGCGTAAATTCGTGGGCCGATGACGTCAGAGCAGACTCCGAGTTAGGGGGTGAGAACCTCCAGTCTAATCTTGCCGTTATCAAGAAGGTCACGGACGAATTTGGCGACTCCAGCCTCAAGTCTTTGATTGACGCACCGGGGCCGGAAAACGTCGATGGTCTGGGACTTGGTAACAATCTCGCGTTTTTACGTTTCGTGTATCGAGTGGGTAAGAGCATTACAGACGCGCCCTTGATTGAAGGTGATGGTCACAAAACCAACAGCGAGGACACTCTGCAACGCATGTACCCGTCGATGTTTAGTGAGCAACCACCAAGCTAGAGAAGGAGTAAACTTTCATGGCTACGCTTGGCACAGAGAACCCGACCCTCGCTGATTTGGCGAAGGTCACCGATCCCGACGGCAGCATTGCTGACGTGATTGAAATTCTAAATCAGACGAACGAAATCTTGGAAGACATGACTTGGCTTGAGGGCAACCTCACGACGGGTCACCGTACTTCCATGCGGTCTGGTTTACCATCACCAACCTTCCGTAAAATGTACGGATTTGTGCAACCGACCAAAAGTCGGGCCGTACAAGTTACGGACAACTGCGGCATGATGGAAGACTATTCACAGGTCGATAAGGCGCTTGTGGATATGGCTGGCAACCCGGCTGCCTTCCGTCTCCAAGAAGACCGTCCTCACATTGAGGGCATGAACCAAACCCTAGCCACGAAACTGTTCTATGGCGACGAGTCAACTGCCCCGGAAGAGTTCACTGGCTTTGCCCCTCGCTTCAACAGCCTGTCCGCAGAGAATGGTGACAACATCATTAACGGCGGCGGCAGCGGAAGCGACAACGGCAGCATTTGGTTGGTTTGCTGGTCGCCTAACACTTGCCACGGCATCATCCCTAAAGGTTCAAAAGCTGGCGTTCAGCAACGCGACCTTGGTGAAGTTACTGTGCAGGATGCGGCGGGCTCCAGTTCCGGCCTTATGCAGGCGTATCGGACGCACTATCGCTGGGATGTCGGGCTCTCTGTCCGCGACTGGCGTTACGTCGTCCGTATTGCCAACATCGACCGTTCCGACTTGGCAGCCGATATTTCGGGAAGCTCTGCCGATCTGAACGACCTGATGCACCAAGCTGTAACCGAAATTCCGAATACTTCTATCGGACGGTGCGTTTGGTACATGGACAAGTCGATGTTGTCGATGTTGCGTCGTCAGACATCTGACGGTGTCAAGAACTCAACCCTGTCTATGGATATGGTTGGGGGCACGATGCAGACCTCGTGGGGTGGCTACCCAATCCGCCGAGTTGACGCGCTGAAAACTAACGAAGCGACGATCAGCTAGTTTGGTTCAACAGTCCAGATCGAAGGAGTAACGCATATGATTATGGACGAACTTTTGGAGTTTGCCGACGCAACTGCGTTGGATACTTCCGGTACGGACACCGATCTTATTGGTGACGTTATCGACTTGGGTTCTGCCCCCACCAATCCGGTAGAACTTGGTAACGGTCAGCCGGTTTACTTGGTCATTCAAGTGGACACTGCCGTAACTTCCGGTGGCGCTGCTACGGTCGAGTTTAAACTCGTCTCTGACTCGGCAGCGGCTATTGCTACAGACGGTTCTGCTAGCGTGCATTACGCATCTGGCGCAATCGGCAAAGCCTCGCTTGTTGCGGGTTTTGAGCTTGTTGTTCCGGTTCCGATTGGTGCGGACGTTCCTTACGAACGCTACCTTGGTATCCAGACAACGACAGGCACAGCCGCGTTGACTGCCGGTAAGATTAACGCATTCCTGACCCTCGATCCGAAGGGTTGGAAGTCTTACCCGGACGCCACTAACTAAGGGTTATTTAAGGGGCGGGCGCGTTGCCCGCCCCACTCTTGGAGGAGAGTTTAATGGCAAAGACGAAGACAGTAGAGTTTCGAGAGAATTATTATTCTGGGGTAGAAGGCTACCGTATGTTTGAAAAAGGCGAGACATACGAACTGCCCGCAGACTTTAAAATCCCAACTCTAGGGGTTGTAGTTCACGAAAGTGAAGACAAGCCTGCGCCTACTAAAAGGGCAAAGGAGTAACCTATGGCTAGTCAGGTTCAAATAGCAAAACTTGCGCTTCAGCACATTGGAGACAGGTACGATATCTCGGACCTGACGGAAGAGTCTACCGAGGCGGAGCAGATAAATTTGGTGTTTGATGACACCCGAGACGAGATGCTCCGCCGCTACCCTTGGCGTTTTGCTAAGAAATATATAAGTCCGTCAACTTTGTCGGGTATAACCGTACCGGGGCTCTGGGACTTTGCGTATCAGTACCCATCCGACGCGGTCAAAATACGCGGCATAACTAACCCGCTTGGCATTGACGTGGAGCCAATCGACTTTGAGGTGGCGCTTTTACAAGACGACACCAAAGTTCTTTTGACAGATCAAGATGACGCCGAGTTTTTTTATACTTCTCGCGTTACAGACACCACACGCTTTGACCCAGAGTTTACTATGGCCTTCAGCTTTTTGTTGGCGGCTAGGGTGGCTATGTCACTGACAGGTAGCCTCGATATTAAGAACGCCTTAGACCAAGAGGTTCTTAGAATTGTAAGCCACGCTGCGGACACCGATAGCAGCGAAGGCAGGAATAGAGACGCCCCGGAGGCGTCGTGGATTGACGCGAGGGCTTAATGACTAAACTGATACAGCCGTCGTTTGCAGGAGGGGAGATATCGGACGCGGTAGGCGCACGCGTTGATATAAGCAAATATAAGACCAGCCTGTCCACTTGCACAAATATGTTTGTCAGGACATCTGGTGGCGTTAGCAACCGAGCCGGAACTAAGTTTGTCTGCGAAGTAAAAAACAGTTCTTTATCGACTAGAATAATTCCGTTCGAGTTTAACACCGATGAGACGTATTGCCTAGAAATAGGCAATCAATACATCAGGGTCATAGTAGACGGTGGTCTGGTTGTAGACACTAGCCAAATCAAAACCATTACGGCGGTTACAAAAGCAAACCCCGGAGTAGTCACGTCTAACGGGCACGGCCTGTCTAATGGAACGGAGGTGTTCGTTTCGTCTGTCGGAGGTATGGAGGAATTGAATGGTCGCCAACTTTTGGTGGCTAACTCCACGACTAATACCTTTACGTTGCAGGATAAGGCAGGGACAGACATTAACACCACTAACTTTACGACTTACACCTCTGGAGGCACGGCTTCTGTTATTTTTGAGGTAGCAACTCCTTACACAACTGCCGAAGTTTTCGAGTTAGATTATTTTCAGTCGGCGGACGTGATGACTTTGGTGCATCCGTCTCACGAACCTAGAGAGCTTACCCGCACAGCGAATGACGCGTGGACGCTAGAGAAAATAGTTTTTCAGCCTAAGCAAGCGTTTCCAACTAATGTGTCAGTATCTCCTAACACAACCGGCTCTGAAAACGCGTCGTACGTTGTCACAGCAGTAAACCGAGATAACGCCGAGGAGAGCCTTCGCGGAACTGGGTCGTCTTTTTCCATATCTGCTATCACTAAAGCAAACCCATGCGTCGTAACTGCTACGGGGCACGGCGTGAGCAACGGTGACGAGATACATATATCAGACGTTGGAGGTATGACGGAGTTAAACGGCGATAGGTTTAAAGCTCGCGCTATTACAACTAACACAATAACGCTTACTGATACGGCAGGTAATGATATCAACTCCACTAATTTTACGACGTACACGTCAGGCGGAAACGTACTTATTGCGTATGACGAGATATCTAATGGAAACGCCACAGCAGACAATACGATAACGTGGAACGCTGCCAGCGGCGCTGAGAGCTATACAATATACAAAGAGAAAAACGGTATATACGGCTTTATCGGTAAAACGGAGGAAACTACGTTTACCGACGACAATATAGACCCAGACTTAAACGACACGCCTCCGAAAACACGTAACCCTTTTAAGTCTACAAATAACTTTCCTAGCACGGGAGGCTTTTTCCAGCAGCGCCGTCTATTTGGTAACACCAACGAAAATAGGCAGCGGTTGTTTTTTAGCCAGACAGCTAACTTTACAAACCACGCAGTTTCTAGCCCGACAAAAGATGACGACGCAATTACGGCAACTATAGCCGCTTTACAGGTAAATGAGGTACGCCATTTTGTACCCCTGTCTGATCTTCTTGTATTAACTTCTGGAGGTGAGTGGCAAGTTACGGGTGTGGACGACCGGATAACTCCCTCAACAATACAGGTCAAACCCCAGTCATACTATGGCTCTACCACGCTGAAACCTATTGTGGCTGGCGACATTGCAATATTTATGTGCCACGGCCAGCACGTACGCGACTTGGGATATAAATTTGAGACGGACGCATACGCCGGTAACGATATATCTATTCTAGCTCGTCACCTGTTTGACTTTAACACAGTAGTAGACTGGGACTTTGCCTCTGCGCCGTTTTCATCTTTGTGGTGCGTACGAGATGACGGCTGGTGTGTGCAGCAGACCTACTTGCGCGAGCAAGAGATTTTTGGCTGGAGCAAACACTCTACTAAGGGAGACTTTAAGTCTGTTGCTTCTGTCCGAGAAGACGACGACGATGCTGTGTATTTTATCGTTGAGCGCAAGGTTGGCGGCAGAACGGTAAAGTACGTAGAGCGCATGGCCGAGCGAGAGTTTACGGATGTACAAGACTGGTTCTTTGTTGATAGTGGCGTGAGTTTAGACAGCCCTAAAACCATTACAGGTGCTACAGCCGCCAACCCTGTAGTCATAACGTCGCCAAGCCACGGGTTTAGCAATGGCGACACTGTCGATATAGCGGGCCTGTATGAATACGACGCAACGTCAACCCGAGGCTACAAACTGTCCGACGATTTTAACGGAACAGGGTTTACCGTAGCCAACGTGACCACAAACACGTTCGAGCTTCAAAACGAAGGCGCAAACTATAACGGCAGTAGCTTTAGCGCGTATTACTCTGAGGGCACTGTACGCAAGGCGCAAACCACCGTTCCATTTCTTTGGCACCTTGAGGGTGAGACAGTTGTCGCTTTGGCAAACGGTTACGTTGTTAAGGATTTAACCGTCACTAACGGCGTCGTGACACTTCCAACAGCAGCTAGCCGCGTACACGTTGGTTTTCCCTTCACAGCCGAAATAGAGACGTTGCGACTAGACGCAGGCTCTGCGAGCGCCGAGACAGTGCAGAGTAAGGCTAAGAAGGTATCACGCCTCACAGTCAGGTGTGAGCAAACCCTAGGCTTCTCAGTGGGTGTTAGCCGTGATAGGCTCCGCGAAGCAAAATTTGGTTTGCCTGCTAAATTTGGTCAGCCGCCGGAAATGCTGACAGGAGACAAGGACGTCACGCTGCCGCCAGACTGGAATAAAGACGGAAAGTATATAGTGCGTTTAGAAGACCCTGTACCTCTAACAGTTCTGGCGCTGATACCCGACGTGACAGTGGGGGGTAACTGATGATTAGAGATTTAACGACGGCAGACATTCCTAAAATATTAGAATTGGGGCACCGCATGAACGCGGAGAGCCCCTACAACGCGTACCCTCTTAACATGGCTCGCACCGCTCACATTCTGCAAGAAATACTCGGTCAGGACGGGGTTTTTGCTCAAGGGTCGTTTAGGGACGACTTAAAGGCAATGCTAATAGGTGAGATTAACCAGCACCTATTTATGGATGTTATGGTGGCTCAGGATTTAGTTGTGTACAGCGTTCCGAGCGCCCGTGGCGGTGTACAGGTTAAGCAGCTAGCAGACAACTTTCGCGTTTGGGCAAAAGACAACGGTGCGGATATTGTAAAGATAGACGTGGACGCCGGTATAAATAACGACCGGGCCATCCCGTTTTTCAACAAGATTGGTTTTGAAGTGTCGGGTGCCTGCCTGACGAGGTTTGTGTGATGGGCCTTACAGCGACCCAAATGTTTGTTATCTCTATGGCCGCTACGGCGGGCTCTACGCTTATGCAAGTGCAGGCCCAGCGGCAGCAGGCTAGGGCTGCGGCGGCGCAGGCAAACTTTCAAGCTGCCGTTGCACGAAACAACTCTATTATTGCAAGACAGAACGCGGATGCAATTCGAGATAGAGGCAAGGCAGAGGAAGAAGATCACCGCAGGCGCATAGCGCAGACAAAAGGCGCTGCGAGGGCGTCACAGGCCGCTCTAGGGTTTTTGGTGGACGATCCGGGCTCCACAAACGCCGATCTGCTAGCAGACCTAGCGGAGGCGGGAGAGTTGGACATTCTACGCATACGCGACAGGACGGAGGCGGAGGCTCACCGCGCTATCGTACAGGGCGTTAACTTCCAAGCGCAGGCCGGTCTTTTTGACACGCAGGCGGCGGGGGCGTCGGCGGGCCTCGGCGCTGCTAGCGCGGCTACGCTGCTGGGGGGCGCTGCGCGTATTGGCAGGTCGTTTGCTGGCAGAAGTTTTGGCAGCCCTAGCGGCGCTGCACAAGCTAGAGCAGCAACAAGTTTTGCTCCCGGCGGGAATTTATTCTGATGGCAACAAAAATTATATCTCCGGGGTCACGCACAGCTAACTTAGGTGAAGCTGCGCCTACGGCTCGTATCACGCCCTTCCAGAGCTTTAACACCAACGTAGATATGTTTGGCGGCGCTGAAGCGCGTAACACTGCCCGCACCGCGCAGGCTCTAGGTGGTGTAGCCAAGGAGTCCGAGAATTTATACAACGACATAGCGCAAGTTGAAGAGACTACGTCGTTATTAGAGGCCGACAGAGAGTTAACAACATTTATACAGGACAGCGAGGCTTCGTATAAAGGTGGTGCCGCGTCCACAACTAGAGGAGCTTCTAGTGCCCCTACTAGTTTAATGTCTATGCTCAATCCCGCCGCCGCAACTCCATCGATGTCCGCTTCGGGCGTCATGGGAAAAAACGCCAACAAGGCGTGGGTTGAGACGTCTATGGTGGAGTTTGATGCTAAGCAGCAAGACCTGTTGGCGCGTTATGGAGGTAGTCTTAGAGCCCCGGCGCGTTTGGCTCTGGAAAGGTCTTTGCAGACTAAAAGAAACGCATACCGGGGAAATCTGATAAACCACTGGCAAACACAGAGTAGAATTGCGTTAAACGCAGAATTAGCAGCAGCGCATCAAGTTAAGGTGGACACAGTTATATCCGCTAATAGCCCGGTTAACGCTGTTGGTGCCCTTAAAGGAGTAATTAGCAATTTAGAAGACAGCGCCAGACTAAACGGTATGGGCACCCTAGCGTCGTCTGAGGCGGTTCGCGTAGCGGCGTCTAAACAGGTCGATGATATAGCACAGACAAAAATTGAAGATATTATAAACAGCGGCTCTGCCAGTGCTGTAGAACAAGCGAGAGAAATGCTTACAGCGTTGGAAGAAATAAAACTTTCAAGCGGTGACGTTGTTAAAATGTCTGCTGAAAAGAGGAACGACCTTGTTAATCTTATAAACAAACAAAAAGAAACCGACCTTGTTGCGTCCGCAGGCATGAGTGCGTGGGCTAAATCAGGTCAAAATATTCAGCAGGCAGAAAAAGCGATTAACGATAGAAAAGATTTAACTCCTACGCAAAAATTAAACGCAATAAAGATTGCACGCGGAGAAGAGCAAACACACTTAGCTAGAATAGACCGCGAAAGAAAAGAGCGGGTACGAACAGTGGCTGATATTGCGCGACAGAAGGGCGAACAAGGCCTTCCACTGAGTGCCGCAGATGTTGCTGGCCTGACCTCTGCTCAGGAAGCCGCAGCGCAAACTATACATAAAGAAGCCAAAAACCGCGCAGCAAACCCCGCTTTTTCCGCTCCCGTAAACCCTCTTATAGAGCGCGAAGCCGAAAAAGAATATATAAATATGAAGGCTCTTGGCACTTTAGCAACGGAGTTTGACAGCGTTAACGAGATAGAGATGCACTTTGTTGGCCGGGTAGGCGACGACTTAAAAGACACCATAATAAACGCTTGGCAGGAGGCCCGTCTTCAAAAAGCAAAAGCAGAAGGAAAAGCAGAGACCGCAGCCGCTAAACAACTGGCTAAAAATTTAGCCAAGTCTACTCCCAAATTTGATAACGTACTGCTTAAAGACCGCTTTTCTACTATAACAAAGAATGTTCTTAAATCAGACAGTATCGAGTACATGGAGTTTCGGAATAGCGCAAACCAACGCTTATCGGAGCTACAGGCGCAAGGAACTGTCATAACTAATGAGGTAAAGCGACAGGAGTTGGACAAGCTCTCTCAAGAATACATTGTGTACGACCAGAGCGACAATTGGCTTTCTTCCGACGCAAAAGCGTTTGTGGGTCAGATGACTGACGACGCCATTAAAACAATGTCGAAAGACTTATCCCTTAGTTCAGATGATCTTCCGGGGATGCCGAACTCTTCGTCTAGAGACACGTTTCAGAGCAACTTTGGTTCTTACGTCGATGCAATACGAAGGTCTTCTCTCCCAATGTCACGAGAGGCTTTGGCCGCCGTTCATAACAGAGCGTACGCAATCATGTACGACCCCGCATTGCAGAACACGCTTTCCGCGAACGGAGTTAACAGTGCGGACTTTATGAAAGATTTACCGCTTTTAGTATCCGCAGCCACTGCCGCTAACAAAAGCGTGACGGTAAATACAATGGTTCAGCTATTTGTACAAAATCGCCGTTAGGACAATATAGTGGACTATAATCCGTTTGCACCAACCGCTATTTCAGACGAAGAAGACGATGGTTTAAAATCGCCTTTAGTACCCAACGAAAAGACGGGGCCGTTTGTACCAAACACAGCCCCCAAGGCCCCTGTTGATTTGTTTAAGACAGAGGCGACAAACACGTCCCCGTCGGGTGTTCTGGGGGCCGAACTTAACTTTGACGGACTACCCGACGCCGACCCCAACCGCGATCTAACTGTTGCTAGAGATGCGGTCTCTACTGATCCAAAACTATTTAAACAAAACGTAGACACCGCCAATGGGCTCAGCGTCCCACTGTCCGTTGTAGAGCAAGACACGTCGGGCAATCTGCGAACGCAACATCAGGCGCAGCGTCTTTTAAACTCGATAGAAAAAAGCCCTTACACAAAAGAATGGTTTAAAAAAGTAGAGAATGCTCGCTTAGCGCATAAAGACGCAGAAAAACTAAGTATGATCGAGATAGGTTACCGTAAAGGTATCTACGGCCTTTTGGACCTGTCCGCTGGCTACATGCAAATTATAGACAACCCTATAAAGCAAACTTTTAACACCATAGCACACCACGCTAGAGGTTTCGGTGTCGATTACGGAACTATGGAACGGGGGCCGTACCAGACAATCTCCGAAGGTATGGAGAGCCTGTTAAATGTTTTGGGAGTTGAGACTTCCAGTAGTAATACACAAGGCAAACTAACCGCTGCTCAAGCCCTGCTTCTTCCAGAAAAAGAGAAGAAAAAACACTTTGGCTACGTCGAAGGCGCTACGTGGGACGAGGTAAAAAGTGACCCCGTAAGTAATATAGTGCCCTTTATCGTAGAAACGGGACTGGCCTCGCTTCCAGAAATGGGCGTGGCTCTAGCCAGCCTACCTTTCTATGTAGCCGGGAAGACAGGCCAAATAGGAAGTCGCCGGTCAGAAAATATTGCAGAGTACACAGGAGTGCGGAACAGTGAAGCTACGCTAAACGATTTTTTAATGGCGCTT